TCTGTCACCATCGTGATACCCGCGCCTGCAACCTCTGTCGTACCGAACTTCACGGCGGCTGGGACAGTCGTGCTCCCCGTCTGGTCAGTGACATCAGAGAACGCAGCGTAGGCCCGGTCTGTAATGGTGCTGAACGGTACCTTGCCGCTGAGAACGTCGATGTTGGTGACGTTCACCTCGCCCGTGCCCTTGGGCGTGATGTTCAGGTCGATGTTGGTGTCAGTGCCATCAGCGGCCAGTGTGCTGCCATTGAGGTTGCACCCTGCGGCTGCATTACCAGTTGCCAGTGTTGTGGACTCGACCAGCGTCATGCCGGAGAACGAGCCGCTGAATGTGACACCTGATACGGAACCACCCGTGATAGCGACGTTGTTGGAGTTTTGCGTTGCCATGCTACCAAGGCCCAACGCACTACGAGCATTCGCGGTATTTGCAAACGCAATGCTGGCCCCGAGCGTTAGATTGCCAGAGGTAGCCTGAACTGTGTTACCCGAAAGCTGGACATTACCGACAGATGCCGAAGCAGTACCCAACTTGAGGGCAGTAGCTACTCCAGTCCCACTATGAACGATCTTCTCAGTCGCTTCTGGCCCGTCGCTAACATGCAGCAACTGGTCGTAGGTACTGGCAATAGTCGAACCTGTGAGATTGATAGGCATGATCAGCAGTCCTGTGCAGATTCAAATTCAGGCATGGCCTTCAGATCGAGGTACGCCTGCTGAACAGGATTACCCCCCGCAAGCTGGTAGCTCATGGAAAAATTGCGCGTGTCGAACACTTCGCTGCCTGCGGCAGTATGGAACGAAACGGTGTAATTCAGGGTACTTTTGTCCCCCGAAAACGCAGAGACACGCAGGTACGCATCGCGCACTGCAATCCCTCGGAATACGATATCTTGCTTCAGTGCCATCTCGATCTCCTTTATGCGGCAGGGGGCACGAAGCCCCCTGCCAGTTTACATCAAACTGTTGCGCTAAACGGAGAAGCCTCGGTGCCGCCAGTACCAATGGTGGTACCAGTAACACTGAAGAACCCGGCTGCAACGTCAATGATGTTGATCCGCTCACCGACCTTGGCAGAGCCAGTCGTGCTACGGTTCAACGTGATCGTGTCACTGGCTGCGACCGTACCGAAGGCAGTATTCGTGCCGTCAGCGTTGTCCACAACAGTAAGCGATCCAGACATGACATCAGTGCCGTTGGCGACCTTGATGATGTGGCTGTTGCTGGTTGCAATGACCGAGGTGACGAACGTATAGACGTTGCCAGTCCCAGTCGCCGCAGGTAGCGTACAGACCGAACCCGCCAGCGCGTTCAGTTGGATGATCCGCCCAGCATGAAGCGCAGCCGTGACGGCCAGCGTAGCCCCAGCAGACACCATCCGCGTTGACACATCCGCCGCAGCGTTGATCTCAGCCGCCGTAGCGTCGAGAGCAGTTCCACCAATGGACGGTGTAACGAGGTTCAGGTTATAAGCCGTACCCCCGTTTAGCGTCACATTGTCTTGCGTAATACCACGATAAACACCCATGATTTTCTCCTTTTAAGAGTAGGGGCCGAAGCCCCCACGAGGTTTAGTTGGCGTTGGCAACGATAGCAAAAACATTCATCACGCAGTTAACTGGAGCAGCGGTATTGAGCAGAAGATCAATCGTGTCGGCAGTAACTACAACGGATGGGTTTGCAAGATCAGCCGCTTTCAGGCCGGTAGCGTTAGACGCAACGTCGTTGGCGTACACGTTTGCAGCATACGGCGTACCGCCCGTGAAACCAAGGTCGAAGGTAGCAGTCGTGTTGGTAGTCTCCGCAGAGGTTACATTCACGCCAGCCGACAAAACGATGGAACCAGCAGGTAGCGAAATCACTTGCAGCGTGTCAGTCGCAGCCAGCGCGGCAACGCCAGCAGCGGAACGAGCAGCGATGATCGCAGCAAAGTCCAGTTCGACCTGAAACTTAGAGATGTCGGTGACGTTCGCGGGGTACGCAGCGGTACCCTTATTGAAGCCAAGAGAGTCGGTATAAGCAGCCATTTTAATTTCCTTTCAGTGTTTAGGGAAACCGGGGGCCGAAGCCCCCAGTCATCAGAATTGCACGACGGCGGTGGACAGAGCTTCGCCTTTGACAACTTTGTAACCGTAGACCTGAAGGCCACGGACGATGTTGCCGAAGGTAGACTCGGAGCGGATGGTTTCCATGTTCGTCATCTGCGACGCGAACGTGAAGCCCATCTTGTGACCGGCGATGATGTTGTACTTGCCAGAAGACACAGCAAGGTTGTGACTGACATAGACGGTGAAGCGATCAATCATACCGAGACGACCGTTACGAACGATGGACATGCTGTCGCCGGTGAGCGAAGCATCCTTCAGTTCGGACTTCTTGATCAGACCAGCCATCTTGGCAGGGATGACCACAAAGCGGTCGCCTTCGGGGGCGTTGGCTTCGTCCAGCACGGTGCCGAGGTCAACCAACAGGTCAACAACGGAAGTGGTGCTCGATGCGCCGTCCTTGGTCACGGTCAGCGGAGCGCCGGTCGTACCGAGGTTGAACGAGGCAGACTGCTCACCAGCAGTAGCGCCCTTGTTGGTAGAGGCGATACCGGGCAGGATGTCGGTCAACACGCGCTGGTCGATCTTGATCTTCATACGCTCGGAAGCGTCTTTCGTCCAAGTGTCCATCAGGTTGATGTCCGACTGAACCTTGTCCACATCGTCCTCAACGCAGGCAAAGTACTCGCCCTTGTCGATCAACAGTTGGATTTTTGGCTTGTCAGGATTTTCCACGGTCAGGGTTTGGCCCTTCACGTAGTCGCGGATGGTGATTTCCGGCGTGGTGCGAATGTTCACGGCGTCGCCGTACTGGCGGATTTCACCTTCGTAGTCGGTGTTCGAGATCGCTGCGAGCACGGTGGCGTCGTAGAAGTTCTCGATCAGTTTGCCCGACCAGATTTCGGGGATGAAGTTGCCGCTGTAATTTGGGCGACCGGGGGAGACGGGATAAGACATGATGTAACTCCTTTAATCAGGCATTTGCGGTAATGCGGTTTTCTCGCTGGGCAGCGAAAATATCGCGTTCGATTCGGGAACGCTCTTGCTCTCGGCCTTTGTACTTCCCGGAGCGGACATCGTTGAAGAACTTCTGGATGTCAGCAGGGCTGTAGGTCTTGCCTTGGTTGGCGGATACAGGGGTTCCGGTGCTACGTGAGCGACCGGGGGAAACCTGTTTCTCCAACTCAGAGTTGGGAGAGTTCCCAGTGGATTGAGCAACGGCGGCTTGTCCAGTGGACTCTAGCCAAGTGCGGAAGAAACTGACGACACGCCGAGAGTCAAGCGACCGCTGGGCGTCATCGAGGAACGTCTGCCGAGTCACTCCAGTCATTGGGTCAAATTCCAACAGCCACGACTGGAAGTCGGCGTTGTCATTGATCTGACGGAAGTTCGGGACATTCGCAGACAAGTCAGCCCAGAACGCTTGCTCTGCGCTCATTTGCTGGCGTTGGGCCACCGCTTGCACCTGTGGCACCACGTTCACCTGCATCTGACGCAGCGTTGCTTCGAGTCCTGCAATGCGCTGGGCGACGGCCCCGAGTTCCTCGCGGGTCACTTTGCGCATCATATCAATCGACTCACCATAATCCTGAACATCTTGGTCAGTGACCAGACGCTCGGCTGCTGGTGCAGCAGCTTGGGGGTTTGTGGCAGTCATCGAAGCAAGCAACTGTTCCATCTGCTGGACTCGCTGCTGCATCTCCCGGTTCTGCTGGTGCAGACGGGGGACTTCGGCGTTGTACATTCCCTGAAGTGTTCGGTACTTCTGGGAAACAGTTTCATCCGGCACATTGTCGGCACCCGGTTTCTGCTCGTTTGTGGGTGCCGGAGCGGCATTATTCGGGGCAGGATTCTCGTCGGCGTAATTCGGGTTGCCATTGTTCTCAACGGGCGTGACGGTGCCATCGGCGGGAGGAGTAGCTCCTGCGCCTGTGTTGTCGTCCGTGTTGAGTTGCTTGTACAACTCCTGAACTGCCTCGGTCTGTTTGCGAATTTGCTCTGGGATTGCCATGTTGAACGCTCCTATCGGTGTGCGTGATTAAAGACGGCGAGTTGCATCATAACTTTGCCGCCATAGCAGGGGTGTTTTTTGCGAACTCAATGAGTTCGACCACTATCTGGCAGCGCCCCTGAAACACTGCCGGATTGTCAATCGCGTAAGGGAGACGCTTCAACTCCTGCGCGAGCACACCTTCCATCCACACCAGAATCTCTGGGTGTTGTCGGACAGCTTGCGCCAATCCTTTGATGACTTGTGGCTCGGGCTTGATCATGCCGCCATCCCACTTACACGACTCTGTACCGTGTTGGCCTCCATCCCGCCTTTGGGAGAACCGTCAGGCTGTTGCGGTGCGCCACCTTGGGGTTGCTGTGCCTGCTGCTGTGCAGCGGCCATCGCAGCCCGTGCGGTGATACGACCGGTATACCCTTCCTTCTCCCGAGACGGAACAACGTCTTCCACGGACATTTGCAACCCTTTTGCGATCTCCCGAAGGATACTGGCACGTCCCTCCTTGCCGATGATCTCAAGATCAATCGGGTTGGCGGTTGCGTTGAGAAATTCGATGCGGCGAATGTTGACAGTCTCCTTGACCGCGAGGTTAATCGCGCCCTTGGCAAGAACTTCAACGTCGCCCTTGATGGACTCATCCTCATCGTACCGCATGTTGTACACAAACTGGCGCAGCACAATGGGCTTCACGACATCTGTGTCAATGTGCATCACGACTTGGCGAATGCCTTTGCCTGCCGCGCCCATGAGCATGGACAGGCCGGATGAAGTACGCCCAGCGCCCTGTACGTTCAGGTCGCCATAGACGTAGGCTGGGATGCCCGAGTGGTCGTCGGCCAAGCGGCTGAACTTCTCGTACACACCCATGAGTTCGTTCGCCCGCGAGTCGGGCTGCGTGAACCGGATGGCCGGTGCGCTCGAACCCACGGGGTCGTTGATGGTCTGCCAGATTTTCCAAGGCGTCAACTGGGTGATGTCCTCGTTGGGCGGCAGGCGCTCCACGTTGACTTCGACCTGTGGGCCGCTGGAGATACCCATGTTGTTGACCAGCGCACGGGCAGCGGCGTTGCACACGCCCTGCAAGTCTTCGATGATCTCGGGTATGGCCTTGCCCCAGAACGCGCCGGGGCACTTGATGAACGAGGTCTTGGCGTAGGGCTTCTCGCCCAGCGGGTCATAGTTGAGCACCGCCTTGATGACGTAGTTGCCTACCATCCAGACGTTGGCGTCGTACTCGCGGGCCTCATCGGGCACATCTTCCTCGGTCAGACCCCACTCGCGCAGCATCTTGCCGCTGACTTTGCCCCAGAATTCCAGAGCATCGAACTCAGTGGTCGGCTTCATGTACGAGTAGTACTTGCGCTCCTCCTCGTCCTTCTGAAGCTCCACGTCCTGATTGATCCACGACTGGCCGTTGCCAATCTCCAGCACTTTGCGGATGGCGTCTTCGTCGTAGCCCGGAACGCCGATGAGGTCGGACAGTTGCATCCGGCTCAGGGGGTGGTACTCGAACAGGTAGCCTTCGTTGATCGTGCTGATCCCCGGCTCGGGGTAGATGTAGAACGGATCGACCCGCTCGTACTCCGGCCCAAGGCGCTCAATGGGTTCGACCACAGTCTGGCCCATCGCGTTGGTCTTCCAACCCAGCGCCCGCTGGCGGCGCACAACCGGCCCCTTGATGAACGCCGCAGGGAACGTCACAAGGTCGGTGATGAAATCGTTGAATGATGCTTCCCAGCCGCCTTGGGCAAACTGGTCTTGAATCTTGACCTTCATTCGGTCGGCACGCATCTGTGCTTGTTGCAAGACAGCGAAGCGGAAATCTTGGCTGACCGCTTCTCGCATCTCGGCCATCTCCTCCCGGTTCGGAGCCTTGCCATACTCCT